TTTTCAGAGCGTGGCATGATTAGAACCTTGCATGTTTGGAGACGAGGCGACGAGCTTTGAGGCGATGATTTACCATTGCCTGGAGTTCGGGCGTTGTCGTGTTTGCGAAGGCACGGTCGGATGGAGTGCATTCAAGGAATGAGGTGTTGAGGGTAGGAGCTGCCGCGAATTCTCGCGAGAGGGTCCAATCTTCATAGTCACCGCCATCACGACAGCCTGCCGTGGCGTATGAGGGGATCTTACGATATTCGTAATGCCGATCATTGTAGCCAAAGACAGTGTGGTTGGCAGAGCCGGAGTCCTGGTCACCGTAGAGTTCGAAGTCATAGACCCGCTGGGGGCCGAGTGCTTCGTGTTCTTTTTCCCAATATTGGAGGTCGGCGGTTGAGCCTTCCTGACGTTCCCATAGGCGATGTTTGCCGGACTGGTACATGGTTTTGGGACGTGTGCTGACGAGTGTTAGTACTATGCCGTGTTCTTCGAAGAAGCGATTGTAAGGCCGGGTGCGAAGTGCTGCCAGGCCGTGGCCAGCGATGTCACCGACAGTGAAAGTGCCACTGTCAGAGGTTGCTAGGACTTCGGAGAAGGAGATTGTTTGTTTTCCTCCGCCCAGATACTCAGGTCTTGACAGACGTCCGTCACGAGGTCGGACCCCAAGAGCCCTAAGATAATCAACGTAGCGAGAACCGAACTTATTGCGGTTTTCCAAGAAACGTTGGAATGCGCGAGCTTGCCGGTAATCGTTAATGTCAATGCCCGAAGCATCGTCAATATCGACATAGAGTTTTCCGCCTTCTGCGTTGGTGGTGGTGGTGTCGGCTAGAATGGAGCTGTCACCGCCATCGGCATAGAGCTGGACGTGATCGCTGTCGTCAGTAGCGTAAACGCCGATGTGGTTGCCGGGTGTGGTGGCGTTGGTTTTAACGTCGAGGACGCCAGCCGTGAAGGGAATGGAGATGCCGGTTGCGCCGTACTGAGGATAGGTGCGCGCGGTAGTGAAGTTGTCCTTTGACCAGCAGACGCGCTGGAGCTCGAGCTGGTCCACGTTGAGTTCTGCCTGAATGTCCTGATCCCGGTAGAATTCATTGTAGATGTGGTTGTATGCCCGAATAGGGAATGCGTTGAGAACGTGAGTTTCTGCGGCGACACCGCGAGGGGGTACGCCGAGAGCGTTCAGAAGAGAGTATTCAGAGGTCCCTTCCGTATAGGTGATAGTCGGGTGAGTGCCCGTTTGTTTGGATATGTAATCTTCCCAGCCGTCCCACATGATGCGGTTAGGTACGAAGAAGGAATGCACGCGGAGGTCAATGCCGTGCATGAGTGGTGATACGAGCGGTATCGTCCGCAGCAGCATGGAGATGGAGTGGCGAAAGGTATCGCCAGGGAGGACTTCGACACAGCCCATTGGGGTGAGTATGCCGTTGTCCGTGGTGGTGGTGATTTGGTGAGACAGGTTATGCGTAGATCGTTTCATGTTTTTACATCCTTTGCCCGACGCGCATTCTCATAGAATTGCCGCGATTGCCAGAAGAACGAGAGCGCCGACGAGATGACCGGCGGCGAGAACGAGAGATAGGACGACGAGAAAGTCTCCGACGTCGTGATCTGTAAGCCATAGCTGTTTTTCCTTTGTCATAGTTATCTCCGCTTATATTTGATTGATGGGACGTATTTGCGCCAGCCTTTCCGACTGGACTTAGTGACTTTGGGCTTGCCCTTATTCCAAGCCGGGGAGTTCCATTGACCGAATAGCATGTTTGAAGTGCCCTGCATAAAGGCGCCGACTTCGTCATACCAGGCTTCCGCTGGTTCTACGTTAAGAGCGCCAGGTCGAGGGGTGACAGTGAATAGTTCTTCACCGGGTCGGCCGAAGCCGAGGGGGGCACCGGTGGGGGATTGTTGTCCTGGGGGGCCGGATTGTTGGCCTAGAGAGCGGCCCCAGCGTTCCCAATTTGCGAGCTGAGTGCGTGAGGTTTGAGCGTTGATCATTTCTATTTCTGCGGCTTGTTTGGCCATGAATAGATTGTTTTTCATACTTTCTTGACGGAGTAGGGAGTCGGCGATTGTGTTAGCGGCTCGGCCGATGCCTTCGCCTACGTTAGCGCCGGAGTAGGGTTGCGACGGCACATCGAAGGATGGAGCGCCCACACCTGCTTGAGTGGAGGGGCCGCTATTTGGGATCACCCCGCCAGATGTCCCAAACCCGCCGCTTGTGGCTACGCCGAGGGCAGCGAGGGGATGAACCCCAGCCTTGCGAGCATCCTCAACTAGCCATTGGATGGAGTTCTTTTTGCTTTCGAGGGAACGCTCGTAACCGAGGCGATCATATTTTGCAGCGTCAGTGCGAGATGTTTCGTATTGAGAGTTGGCGTTCTTGAAGGAGCGTTCCCACTGGTCCTTTTGGGTGGAGAATTGTTTGTTGAAGTTGGATTGCTGTTGGGCATTGTTTTTGGCCACGAGCTGCTGTTGGCGACGAGCTTCTGCGCGGTTTTTGTCTTCTTGTTTTGCGCCGAGGAGTGATGAGGCGATACCGCCGACACCGGCGATTATAGCTGGGAGGGACATTTAACACTCACATGCATGTTTTGGGTTGGTATTTAGGCCACGGGAGCCGTGTCCTGCGAATAGAGCCCGTGAGACTACTTTTTGTTGTCTCGATCTTTCTGGATGACACTTGCACAGCCGTTTGGGGGGCTGTTGTCTTTTGTTGGGTTTAGACACAAGTGGGGATCGGACGACAGTAGTTTGAACGGGCTTAAAGAGCCCGACCCTACCAGTCCGCGCACGGATGGCACGAAAGACTGTAGGGCCGGGAGTTGCCCGCCGGCGGGAGCGTTGCCGGCGGGGGGAGCCGCGAAGGAGAGAGGGAGCTTCGCGGAGAGCGATTGTTCTCGAGATTTTGGGGGCGATGAAGGTGCGGACGCGAGAGCGCCGGATGGTGGTGGTGGTGGTAGTGGTGCGGTTGCGGCGTTTTTTGCGGCGTGATGAGCGGCGGCCGAACATTAGAGGCAACCTGATGTTTGAGCGTCGATTTTAGAAAGCGCCAGGCGGTTCATATCGGCCTCCAGGGGATTGCCTTCAATTTGGTAGCAGAATGCCTTGTAGTCGGCAATGAGCTTGTTTGACTGGTCGCGTTCGATAGTGCCTCCGTGATCGAGGTAGGTTTGGCGGGCGTGTTTGTAGAGCGTTTTGTCGATGGGGTGTAGGACGCCTTCACAGCGCCACCACATAGGGAAAGTTTCGAGGGCAGGGTACTTAGGGGCCATCCATTCAGCTATCTGGACGGCCCTTGTAACGCCTATGGCGGGCCTTCTGGATGAGAGCATGATGTTTTGCGGGTTTTCGGGGTCGTTGAAGCTGGCGGATTTAAGGGAGTATTTTGCGGTGTAGCGTGCGCTGAACCTTGTGGCTGAGCCCACATGGACGTTTCCGTAGGGTTCCTTTGACGGTGATCTCCATAGCTTTGTGAGCAGTTCCACCGAGGCGTGGGGAGTGAGGTGGTAGAGCATTAGGTGCCAGTGAGCATGTTCGCTCTGCGCTCCATATTCTCCAACACAGAAGTACCGGAGAGACTTCTGGCCAGCTTCTCTTAAGCGTTTGATATACTTTTGAATATGCGATTTCTCGAGGGAGGTTGGCCTTGTTTCGTCCGAATACGTGAGTGTAACAAAGGCGGAGGTAGCGCTGATAGATTGCTCCAGCATGTTGCGTAAGGTCCACCCCAATTGACGTTTCAGTAAGCAGGGGGCGCAGTGCCCGCACGGTACGAGCTGTTTTAGATGATCGTTGTTCATTAGAGAGGGACTGAGGCATTGCATTATTTGTCTTTTCTGCCGTTTTTGGCTTCCCAGGGGGAGCCTAGTGGCGAGTTAGACAGACTACTATCAAGATAATGTAGTCTGTGGCTTTTAGAGGGGCGAGCGTAGGGGCCAAGGCCCCTACACCCCAATGTTATTTCTCAGTTTCATCCGTAGGATTGCTAGCAGGAGCGTTATTAGGGCTCCCAGTAGGGTCGCTATCAGGATTTTTAGGCTTAGGGTCCTCCTGTGGTGTTGGAGTTTGCGGTACTGGCTCATCGTCAGGGTCATCGGTTTCCATGAAACCTTCCCCGAACTCGTCGGGTTCTTCCCCGAACTCAAGGTCTTCGTCATCAACTTCAACCTGTGAGGGGTCGATGCCCATTGCGAGCATTTGCTTGTGGAGTTCCTGCTGAACCATGCCGGTTAGGGCCATATCTATTGGCCGGGGTGGTGCGATTTCTACAGGAGTATAGTCGAGGTCTTCTAGGCGGCGACTATCTTTAGTGGAGACAGAGGCTACGAAGGAGTTTTTCTTGGAGCAGGTGAAGATAACACCTGTGCAGTAGCGAGTTTTGATCAGGAGATCGAGAGATTTGTCGGCTTTGTACGGGACGAGAAGTTCCGGGTATTGGAGCCAGACGGTTAGTTCTTCCAAAGAGTGGAAGCGAATATGTATGGAGAGTTCCTCGGCCCCTTCAAGGTCAACGACATATTTGTCCTTGCCGGAGAAGAAGTCGAGGCCCGCTGTAGAGAACTTTTCAGAGCGTGGCATGATTAGAACCTTGCATGTTTGGAGACGAGGCGACGAGCTTTGAGGCGATGATTTACCATTGCCTGGAGTTCGGGCGTTGTCG